TGTCAGCTACAAGGTCTAGTTGTCCATCTGCACTGGAATTGATGTATATTGCTGTGTCTCTAAATTGTAGCTTCTCTGTAGAAGCAATAAGTATGTCATCACTAAATTCAAAATAGTCCTCATCTTCCATCCATGTTAATACACCATCTGCTGTGTTAGCATTAAATGTTATTGCAATATCTGTATCTGCACCTGTACCAAATGTTAAGGTGTTAGATAACAATGAACTAATAGGACCACCTTCTGCTGTAGTACCATCGTGTGTATGTCCTGAACTTGTAGCAAAAGCTGCTAGTAACTGATTAAACTCATTATTAGTATGAGCTGCAGTTATAACATCTCCATCTGTGTACGAGGATTGTCTAGTGTATGTATCACCCATTTATCTTCTAGCTCCTAACTGATATTCTAACTGAAACCCTTTAAGTGAGTAGGGGGCAGTTTCACCACCGTCTTCCACTTTTAATGCTACAGCAAATCCTGAACCTTCTACTGCTTGTCTAACTAACGGTTGCGATGCACCATTATCATATAGTGTTGAACCATATGTAGATGCAGCACCACCATATATAGCGGCTACATCTTCTGAATCTAATGGATATGCCGCAGGTCTTGCAGCATCTACGTCATCATAGTCATATCGTAAAAACAAATCTGCATCTATTGTTGATTCAGGCTTGTAGTTTATTATAACCCTCTGCATATGTTTTCTTATTCCAGGGTCATCGAATGTTAAGTCAGGACTTCTATATCTACCTAATATAGTTGTCCCATCAAAAGTATTACCTTGCTCTTGCCTATACACAAAACCATCTTGGTATGAACCGTGTATAACAATAACATCACCATCTTTTACAAAACTATCTGTAGAAGCAGGTCTTATACCTCGTATCTCTGAGAACTCAAACTTATTTCCTTTCATTACACATATAATACCTTTAGTGATACTTTCACTAGTATTAGCTTTTGTAAAGAATATTCTATATTGTGTTTTATCTGTTATAACTACTGAATCAAACTCTGATGCACTAGCTATGTTATCATTAAAAATAGATTGAACATTAGTACTTATAGTACCCAATTCAACATCACCAATTCTTGCAGTACCAGCAATAGTTCTTAAACCATCAGGTCCTAAAAATATTAAGTCACCTGCAAATTCTTGAATAGTGTCACCATTTATACAACCAATGTCTCTTGTTACATCGGACACTGCAAAGTTAGAACTTGAGCTTCCTGATAATTTAAATATTCTAGTTTCGCAAAATACAAATAAGTCATCACGGAAAACTTTAAGTCCTGTTATCTCATCATCTACTTTAAAGCTACCTGCTCCTGAACCTGTATTAAAACCATCTTCATTAAAAGGTTCACTGAATACAACTTCTTGCTTAGTAGTTGATTTACCTGCAAAGAACATGTGATTTTTAAATGATACTACAAACTTAGCACCTGCTACTGAACTATCACTTACGTCTGTTGCGGCTAAAGAAGAGTTAAATACGGTTGGAGCATTAGCACCATCAACTACGACTATCTTATCTGTACCATCGAAATTAAATCTCTCAAAGTTGTACTTGCCTGCACTTGTTCTACCACTATCCCTACTAGTCCAAGATGAACCTCCTGGAGTGGCACTATATATACTAGTACCTCTAGCTGCTAAAACAATATTACCAAAGGTTGCCACCATAAGTACTTTCTCAGCAGAGGAAGAAGTAAATGGTACAACAACTGAAACATACTTTGTAAATCCACTGATACGTCTATAGCCACCTTCAATGTCAGGCTCAAAGTTTTTTAACTCTAGTGCTTCACCGGGTAATAACATAAAGCTAGACTTGTTTAATACTAATCCCCCCTCACAATTAAAAGCCGTAGGTTGTACTTTGGATAAATCTGGCATTACGTTGTAGTTTCAGTACTAAAGTATCCTGCCATGCTAGTTGGTTTTAATATGACTGTAGACCTTACATATTCATATTTGTTAACCAGTAGTGTTTGCATGTTCTTTATACCCTGTTCAAATCTAGCAAAGTTTAATTGATATTGTTCTATTTCACCACGATATTGATACACATATGCTGTAGCCCCATCTATTGCTGTTGGGGCGAACCTGTCGGGTATAGTAGTTGTGTCTCCGTGGGCAGATAAATCAGCGGGGAAAGTAAAATAATCAAATTTTAAACTGTATTCTTTATTTGGGAATGGATATAATATATAATTATTATCTAATGTTCTTATAATATGAGAGGGAACTCCCCCGTTATCAAATTGTGCAACTGTAACACCGCTTGCGTGTGTAGCTGCGGTTGTGCTTTCTGCTCCTCGGGTACATCCTGTAATATCATTACCTAGTATACCCGTGTAAGTTACAATTTCTCCTGCAATATGCACTTTACCAGTGCTTGTTAATCCTGTAGTAGAAGTTAAAGTTAAAGTTGCGACTGAACTAGAATGTGACCCATTTAAAGTTGTACTTATTATATCATCTTCTTGTTCTACATTATTTGCAATGTATTCATTATATGATAAAGTACTTAAATTTACTCCTGATGTACCCAGAGTAGCATTTTTTACAATTCTAGCAGTGTTATAATCTACATGTTTAGTGGAAGTAGGCACAGTGTATTTTACTGTTCCTGGAACTAGGGTTTCTGTATTAGTGGCGTGATTAAAAGGGTAACTAAATTCTCTTTGGTTTATGTATCGTATTGCTTCATTAATAGCATTTTTTGCTTGGATTTGAATACCTCTAGCAGATGCAAAATCAGAAGAAGTTAATTGCACTTCATTCATACGAGCAAGCACACTATTAGATAATGATAAGAAAGTCTGAGCCATGTATATCCCTGTAAAGATAAGAGAGCAAGTTACCCTGCTCTCTTATATATTAGTTTAAGCTAATTGGTCTCTGTCAACTTCATTAGCGGCTAAGTCGCCTGGGTTATCAATGTTCATTAACACTGCCCAAACTCTTATTTTACCGCCTGTAGGTGCAGTACCTGCAGCCTGTAGTTCTAAGTCTATTGTGGTAGACCCAGCAACAACTGCAGGAAAAACGCCTGGAATCATAGTTGCATAAGCACCGACAGCCATAGCGTCAGTGTCCATAGCAGCAACGAACTCGTCAACGTCAGCGGCAATACCACCTGTAGAGGCAGAAGTGATACCTAAGTTAAACGTAGTATCGTCAGATTCACCTGTAAGTAATGCCTCAACTTCATAGCCTGAAGCCATGATAAGAGTATTGGCAGGAATTGTAAAGATTTCCAAAATATCGTTAGCTGCAAGAGCTGCCGCATTATTTGTATTCTCCGTAGCAATATTAATAGTATTACTTACTAGGTAAGGTGCAGGAGCAGAGGGTCTGTGAACCGCCTGAAGACTTGAATCATATGTAGCCATTTATAAATCTCCCTTAAGCTGCTGTATTATACTTAGCAGTCACGATTGCTTCTGGACGAAGAATCTTTCTGCCGTATAAGTGCATTCCGCGAACAATGTCCGCAAACGAATCAGGGTCTCTATAAGACTCCGTCTTCGTAATCTGTGACGCAGAAGCTACTGATGAAGAGTGACCAGCAACAATGCCTCCATAGTCAGTATTTTGGTTAGTAGTACCTGTTGTTGCAGGGCCTCCTCCAACTACAGGCAAGTTATTAGAAACATACACATCGAAACCGTGCAATTTAGTAACAACTAAACCTTGTCTTAGTGAATCCCCGGAAGAACCAAAATCAGAATCAAGCATTCTTGAGCTTTCATCTTTTAGTATCTCTAGGAATACGGGGTCAACAACTAGCCATCTATTTTCGTTATCTACAAATTGTGTATCTAACAATCTAGCCATTCTTGCAACAACTTGTAATGGAGTAGCAGTTGCTGTTGCTACAGCAGTAGCACCAGGCAATCTTGTTGCTATTGGTATTGAGTGGTCTCCAGCACTACCGGTTGTAATATTGGCAAAACTACTTTTGATTAACTTCATGCTTGAAAGCAATTCGTCAGTACCAGCAGTTGTAACAGCAACAGTACCATTAGTAGAAGTGTTAACTCCATCAGCATTTATATTTAATGCGGACTGTGCATAACCTGCTAAGTAACCGAGAACTTCTTGGTCATGTTGGTCACGAAGTTTGTAACCAGCTCTATCAGAAGCCATTGATTCAAAGTTTACATGACTATGAGCTTCTTCAATGTCATCTACTTTAAAAGCAAAATAGTTAGCTTTGTCTACGGTGAGAGAAAACTCTTCATCGTCTAGGTCTTGTGGCTGTATAGTTGTGCCACGTGAGTAAGATTTAACAGTGATTTCTGGTTCTTTAATAATTTTTACAGTATCACCATAATTTGCTATTTCGCCAAAATAGTCAGAGTTACAAATTGTTTCTGCTATTGAAGATTTGCGAAATGCTTGCTGAACCTTTTGGGAGTAAATAATGGGGCTAAAATTGCCATTAGGTAAATTCCCGTATCCAGCTGCGGTTGAAAAAGCCATGATAATTCTCCTTGGGCTTAAAAAATACGAGTTGTATACAATTAAAAAGGCTAGATGTACATTAGGTGTCCGTAAAGGGGCTAAATCAAACTAGGTAGTTTTTGAGTAAATAAATCGTTATAGGGGTAATATGCAGGTAGTCATCAAATAGATGGGCTGCTTGATATATACATTTTGTAACACATTCGGATACAAAAGTAAAGTAAAAAATTAACTATTTCTTCTGCTTACATCATATATAAAGTTTCCTGACTTAATAGCCTCTGTAATTGCTGCTTCATTAGCCGCATATTGATGTCCTTTCATCTTGGCAACATCAGATTCTTTAATTTGATTTCCCTGTCCTTCTTTAGTAGACGAGGGTGCAGTAGCTGTTCCTTTTGTTACAGCTCTTGCTGCTTCTTTAGATGAGTCGCTTTTCTTTTTTTCTGGAACATTTAAACCCATGTCAGATTTATATAGGTCTATTGCTCTTGCCGCTGACTTAGAATCATTCTCATTCTCATATAATGCCTGCTGTATCCAGCGAGGTTGGTCATCTACCCAATCATGGAACTCTTGATTATTTCTAATTTCATCAAAGTCAGGGTGTATTCTTAGAAGGTCTGCTTCTGCCCCAGCTCTAGTGGCCTGTGCTTCTCTATCTGATATAAGTTTCATTCTTTCTTCTATAGAAGAATCTAATTCTTTTGCTTTCTTAGTGGCAATACTTTCTACAATCTTAGCAACATCAGGGTACTGTTCAGACCATTTCTCTATTTCTTCATCAGATTTAGGTAGCTTAATCTCTTTACTAGCAGTTTGTGTTAACTGTTGTTTTAAAGTAAAGATTTCATCTTGGAATGATTTTTCTTTTTCCTGTGTATGCCTACGTAAGTCTCCATACCTTTTCTTAAAAGTCTTCTCTTCAGGTGCAAGACCTTCAGTTTCAGCAACATCTTGTGCCTCAGCTTGCTGTTCTGGTCCTCTTCCTAGAGCTATTTCTCTTTCTTGCAAATTCTTTTCTAGTGCCTGTACTTCGGCATCGTCGTTACGTCTATATTTTATTGGGGTCTTAACTATTTTTTGTTCTATAGCAATGTCAGCCATATTACTTCTCCTTGTTGGGGCAACCGTAGCCATATTGGGGGGTTGGTAGCCAGTTTAATAGTTCATAAATTATTTCTTATGAACTGCCAATCCTACTAAGTAAACTATAGGATGGATTATTTTACAAAAGATATTGCCTACTGTACTGTCTGCAGATTTTCCTTTTGTTAAAATATGTCTAAGGTGTTTTGTTCGTTCTTTGGCAAGGTAAGCACCGAGGTTTGTTAGTGCCTTATTAACCTTCATACCACGAACAAAAGGTTTGAATAACGAATGATACCCTACTTCATGTATAGGTGTCAAGTATTTTTTCTGATAAATATACCAAGTCTTCATAGCTTGTGCCCAATCGTCTAGTTGAGTCTGTCTATACATCTCCGTACAAACTATTTTACCACTCTCTCCGCTACTTGCAGTGTCATCATCTGGGGCATCATATTGTGCAGTTCTT